TGGGCGAAGGATAAGTTCCCGCTCGATGTGGAGGAGAAGCTCAACGGGTTCAGGTTCATACTAGAGAAGGCGGGCAACAAGGTGAGGCTGAAGACCGAAGGAGACAAGGACAGGACAAAGCAACTTGTGCCTCTTGCCGCGGCCTTGAAGAAGATACCGGACGATTTCATAATCGACTGTAGCATGGGAATAGAGCGGGATGGCAAGGCACTGCCGAGGATAAAGCTCATGACACTTATGGCCGACGAGCCAGAACTCGAGGAGGGCGATGTCATCAAGGCCACGATGTTCGACCTCCCCTATTGGAAAGAGGATCTGCACGAGAATCCATTATCCGAAAGGAGAAAGAGCCTTGAGGCCTTATACAACAAATATCTGAAGTCTCTCCCCCACTTCGGACTTACCTCGTACAATGTGGTTGAGGACAGGAAAGGCCTTGAGCAGCAGTTCAGGAAGTTGGCGGAGCTCCCACAGAGCGAGGGCATATTGATAAAGACGCTCGACGGAAAATGGGACACGGACGGAAGCTGCGAGACCTGGGCCAAGATAAAGCGCGAGGCTGAGATAAAAGTCATAGCACTGGAACGCCACGATGTTAAGGGCGGCAATTACAATTACACTTGCGGGTTGCTGCCGGGCGACAGCGGATTCGAGAACCTTACCGAGTTCAGAGGCGAGAAATATATCGACCTCGGCAAATGCTACAACACGAAACTGAGGGTCGAACCCGGCGACATACTCACGATGGGAGTCGAGGAGATCATCCCCCAAGAGAAGGAGTTCCAATGGCTGGGCGCCCGGGTATTGGATATCGACAAAGACAGGAAGGAGCCTTACTTCGCGAAGCAGGCGATGGACATAGCCAGACGAGCTAATATTCTGCAAAAATCACATAGACAAGATAAGTGTATGGATTGCTCAAATGATCCTGATGTCGAATGTCTATGGGCCGAAGGCATCGGCCATGCCTGGTTTTGTAATAAATGTTTCAAGATATGGGCGACCGAAGGGGATGGGAAAGGCGAAGTGATAAGTGTAAAGGCGATCCAAAACGGGAAAGCGAGTAGCCATTTCAAAGATAATAAGACGCCAAATATCGAAAACCAATTCGATTTTCTGAAGGCTGAAGAGGGTGGCATAGACTACAAAGTCGGAGACAAGGGCAAGGGGGTGTTGCAACTTCACATCATGGGCATAGAGGAAGAGAAAGTCAAGGCACTGAAAAAGAGATCTCAAGAAGCGGTTAGGGCCAGGCATAATCCATTGATGCTCAAGATGTTGCTCAAAGGAGCGATCGGCGAGCAGGGTTGCCACATAGACCTGAGGATGGTGAGGAAGGGAGATAACTACTTCGAGGGTGGTGAGATAATGGTGGGCAACCTCTCCGGCTTGGACAAGCTGAAGAAGCTGGAGCAGGGCGGGAAGCTGAGGTTCGGATGGAAGGTGCCGAGGAAGGGAGAACCCCAAGCGGAGACCATAAGGGGTCCGGTGGAATGGATGGATGCCGGCAAGAACAGGATGGAGATATTCCCTCCTGGAGAGGCCGGCGCCACGGCGAACATGCACGGAGCGATGCTTCTCCTAGATAGTTTCTCGTTCGAGGCAGTGGAGCCTCAGGACGACCATGCCAAGAAGTTCGAATTCAAAGGCAATAAGCTCATCCCCGAAGGGACATATCTCGCGGCTTATGTGCCAGTGACCGAGGCCGGAAAGCGTGGCGAGCGGGTCTGGATGATATCGAAGCTCAAGGAAGAGGAGGCAAAAAAACAGAGGCAGAAGCTCAAGGAAGAGGAGGCAAAAAAACAGAGGCAGAAGCTCAACAGCCCGACATTCGCATACAAGGCCGTTTATGGAAAACTGCCAGAAGAGCCTCTCGTCGGAAGAACGGACTCGCCCAAAAAGAACTGGAAGGGATTGGAAGTCGATGAACACATCAAGGATGCGTGGCTGGAGCAACTCAACAACATAGATAGAATAGAGATAAGATCGACAGATGAAGGAAAGAGCGAGGAGCGAGTCGCCTTCGTTGTCTTCAGGATGAGCGACCCGAGAGACGATAGCCAAGCAGAAGGCATAAGCAAAAGCCTCGATGGTATGGAGGGACTTTATTCTTTATGCGATATAGGGATGGAAGGAAGGCCTAGGGTCGTGGTTGCCGGTAAAATATATCATGGTCAACCGGGCTGGGAGGAATGGTGGAATGGTCTGGCCGGGAAAATAGGCAAGCAGGTCCGAATGAAATCAAAGCTCAAGGAGGAGGAAACGCAGAAGGACACCATGTTCAAGGTAACCAAAGTCGATAGGAAGAAACAAATTGTAGGCGGCATTGTCTACGAGCCAGACGAGGTCGACACCCAAGGCGACTATACCGATATTGCAGAAATAGAAAAGGCCATGCACCGCTTCATGGAGAAATATGCCACGAACACCAACCGCATCCGCATCAATCACAAAGGCAAGAAATACTTCTTCCCAATCCTTGAATGCTTCCAACCTGAAGCGGATACCACAAAAGGCGACCAGCCTTTGAAAAAAGGCAGCTGGTGGCTTATGATCAAGGTTACCAACAAGCGCATCTGGAAAGATATTGAGGAAGGCAAGCTCGGGGGATTTTCAATGGGCGGTACGGCGAAGGCTTAAAAAACTTGACAAATAGAAAAAAAGTCTTTATTTTAAATATCAGTTAGACAAGGATTTGAGGTCGGAAATCATAGCCTCTCGGTTATGGCGTTCTGGGCGCTCAAGATTCGTTGTGCTAAATAGCGAGTCTTGAGCGCCTTTTTTTTTATAGCAAAAGGGTCAAGACGAAAAATCAAATAGTAGAGGTTTATAGCTATGCCTAGAAAATTATTCGATATCGACGTGGAGGAAATAACGCTTTGTGGATCTGCGGCGAATCGAAAAAAATTCTTTATCAAAAAGATGGAGGACTCTATGAAAGAATTTATCGAAGAACTAAAAAAGTTCATGGCTGAAGATGACGAGGACATAGAAGGTGCTCTTGAAAAAGAGGACATCGAGAAGGCCGAAAAGCTTGGCGATGCACCCATGAAGGCCATCAAGGGTGCGCTAAATATCCTCAGCAAATATAAGGCCGACATGCCTGACGATGTTCTCAAAGCTATCAAGACCCTCACCAAATACGCGTCTTATGGCTATCCTGCTACGAAAGAGGATAAGAAGGATGAAGTCAAAAAAACCGATGAGGAAGTGCTTACCGAAGCGGTGGAGACTGTAGTCAAGGCAGCGGAAGTCGAAGATGTGGAAAAGAAGGGAAAGATCGCAGAGCATTTTTCAAAGGCCACCCTCAAGCAACTCAAAAAGATCGTAGAGATATGCCAGAAAATAATCGGCACCGAGGAAGCGAAGGTGAAGAAGACAGACGAACTGCCGGCCGAAGTCGCAAGAGATCTTGAGGAACTAGCGGTTCTCAAGAAATTCAAGGAGGCCACCCTGAAGGAGAAGGAAGAGACACGGAAGAAGGAGATCGAAGACCTCAAGAAAGAGAGGGAAAAGCTGGAGAAGAAGGTCGAGGAACTGGAGAAAACCAAAGGAGAAAAAACAGGCATCGAGGACCACAAGGGTGGTGCCGGCGATGATGATAAATCAGACAAGTGGAAATCACTTGGACCTTGCTAAGGAATTTTGAACGGAGGACAGAATGCAAACCACTAAAAACCTCTTAGAGAGGGTGAAAGTCGATAAATACAACCTGGTCTCAATGCCCCAGATATCACTAGCGCCAGAGGAGGCGGATTTATTCATCGACTACATTATCGACCAGAGTGTCATGAAGAACTTCGCCAGAACCGTGAAGATGGAAAAACCGACCAAGTACATTCGCGCAATGGGATTCGGCGAAGGAAAGATGCTTTACCCCGGTCACAGCTTCGACGAGAGCAAATACAAGAAGTAATGGAAGCTGAACAGGATCACTCTGCAGGCCCAGAAAGTCAGGGGTTGCGTCGTCATTTATGATGACGATTTGGAGGAGAACATAGAAGGCGCGGCCTTCAAGGATCATGTCATGCGGATCGTGACGGCGAAGAT